CAAGGCGGCGATAAGACACTCACGAGCATAAATTTCAGCACACTCGTGACACATCATTGGACCAGACATACCTGTCTGCAAATCGGCAGGCAAAACCTTCCTGCAATCGCAACAGATCTTCGTCTCAGGAAAGCTGACCTTGATGCGTTGGCCAGTCGGAATGTGAACCAGGATGATATAACCATCCTTAACTGGCTCCTGCAATCCCAGGCTGTTCATGACAAGAAGATCTCTGCCAAGATAAACACCAGTGTGATAGCTATCGTGCCAGAACGGGTTCTCACCAGCCGGGAACGAATGCAGCTGCTTGACAGTGAAGACACTGTGAAGCCGTGCCTTGAAAGCGTTGACAGCATCAACCCACTCGTGACAAACCTTCCAGCGGATGTTGAATGGGATCCAACGGCAGTTGTAGATCTTTCGAATCAAGTTCATTGTCATTCTCCTTTTCTCTGCTCAGTTACTAATGGGCAGAAGGACGGGCTCCGAAGAGCCCGTAGTTTCTGACCAAGTTAGTCAACGACGATAGTACGGACGTACAGTAGTCCTACACATATACGCCGCGCGTGGGGTGTCGTTCAAGAAATCCTCAGCATCCTTTTCATTCTTGAATGCCTTTGGATTCTCGTATGGGTCTTTCATCACAACCAGCCAAATAGTTTCCATCGAAGTCTCCTTCCTAAACAGTTCTACTTCTGTTGAAGCTGCTTTGGAATCTTGCAGCCATACTTGAAAGCGTTGGAGTCGACATCAAGCTTCGTACGAACGGCTTGAATCTTCTGATACTACTCGGGCCTCAGCAATGCGGCGAGAGTCATTTCACTCCTCCCTCTCTTATAAAGACTTCCCACTCATCCAAAGAGTTTCCTCTATGGGAAGCGTTGAAGCGGGCGGCGCGAAGAGCATCCGCCTTTATAGCAGCTTCAGCGGCAGCTTTCAGCATTTCATTCCATTCCTGCTGGCGCCTCATACTGCGGTGAATCATGACTATCGCCATGATAAGCAAGAGTCCGGACACAACCAGACCCACGACAAGCCATGTCACATCGGACAGGCCACTCAGAAACTGAATCGCGTTGTTCATATTGCCTCCCCGTCTTGAAGTGTTGACTCAGTAACTGCCTGAGCTCGGTTGCGATTGATTGAATCCTCAGTCTGACGATAAGCGACGCGCCTAAAGACAGAAACAGGGGATACAACAGCGGCAATGCCAGGATGATGATCCAAATACTCAATCAACACCTTGACACCAGCAGAGATATGCTTATCTGCTATATCCAAGCCAGATAAGGTTGCCTTACCAGCAGCAACAGCGGCCTGCCGAATACCAGGCGTTACCGCCTCAGCAGCCATCGCTGTTACCCCAAGGGTGAAATAGCCAAAACCTACTATTCCACCCAAGATGTTTGTCAGTTTCGATTCAGCCATTAAAGGCCTCCTTCAACAGACGGTTATACTACCTCGAAGAGCCAGTAATGCAGCTCCTCACGCCAATCCATCTCACTAATCAAAGCACCCACATTGCCAGGTACCTGGTCAGCTATTGCTGCGTGTAGCTCCTCCATACAGCGAGCTATTTGAATCAAACGAAGGGACATACATTCTCCTTCCAACCCTCACTACAATGACTGGACTTTGGACCAGTCTGTGGGGTTACATGGAGTACATTACTGTACTCCATGCCATCACCCTTACTTGGTAGCAACAGCTGCTACAGCAGGAGTCTGCAACTTAGAAGCAACCTCCTTGCCACGAGCCATCCCGTCATGATATGCAGGGATGACAGTCTTGTTGATAAACTCCTCACCTTCCTTGGCAGTGTAGATAGCCGCAGCCTTGATAGCAGGAGCAGCAATCTCAGTCACTGCTTCAGTGACGACCACGCCAGTACCAACTGTCAAGTAGAGACCAAAGCAAGCCACATCACCAACCTGAGACCAGAAAGACTTCTTTGTGTTTTCCATGGTGTTACTCCTTAATCAATGCCTGCACTTTCGTGTCAGGACTTACTTGATTGCTTTCATATAAAGATAGGTACCTGAATTAGGTACCCGTGGGCTCGGAACTTTCCTTGCCCAAGGTATCTCTATATTACTTACCTGGTATCTCCATTCTGTACATAAATTTCAGCCTGCTTATTGCAAAACTATCTTCTTTGTGTCTTGAAGCTTTATTTAGAAAAAGTAGTACAGTTTTTCTAAACGGTATCTTCTTACAATAAAGTAATTCTATATACATATAAAAGTAGTTTTTTGGCCTTATATAGGGTCTCATATTTAATGACTTCTTATTGGATTCTTATTGGATTCTTATGTAATCCTGTGTAAAAATTTATGGATTTTTTATTTCCTGCATTTAACTTGTTGATTCCGCCGGGGTTATAAAATAGTACTTTTTATGAATCTTTACATAAAATTACATAAGATTACAATATGATTCCATTATGATTACATTACTTATAGTTTTCCTCTCTTTCTTTTCTACATATAAAAACAAAAACAGGTATCGTGCGCGGGGCTTTTATTTGGCTATTTATGGATATACATATACTATTAAAGTTAGGAGAGTTTATGGGAAAGAAACCTAAAGAGTGTCCTCTGTGCAATGAACTCTGTGCGCGCCGTATTCGTTGTAATATATGCAATAAGTTAGTCTGTAAGTTGTGTATTTTGACTACTGTTAAGGATATGGGCGGGCCCTTGTGTAGTGAGTGTAGTTAGTATGGTTGGAGGTGGTTATAGTTTATTTAATTGCTTTCGTTGTCGCTTTATTTATAGTCCTGGTTTACTTTACGGCCGCGGCCTTCTATGACAACTCTCCTTTGGCTGTTGCTATAAAAGCAGCCTATATGTGGGTAGTTAAATGGCTGAAGATCCTCCATATGTGGGTTATTGGCATCTATTTATCCTATCTGGAGATGTAGATCTTACTCTTTATTCCTGTTTCTCTTTGTTTTATTTGGCTAATCTAACACTCTACAGATAATATAGATAAAGGAGGAAATAATATGCATTGGAGAATCGAATTTCAGCTTGAGACTTCCGATACAGTAAGTCAAGAAGAAATATTTGATTTTGTTGTAAACACACTCCAAAGAGCTCCGCATTCTTATGGGGCGCCCGCAGCAATAAGCGTCACAGATAAGAATTGGGGAGAAATTCGAAGACTTAAAGACAAAATCGAAGATCTTGAAGACACTATTACTGAACCACACTATTTATATCCAGATCCTTTGAAAGGACCTGGTGTTAGAAAACTGGTTCGTAATCGTAAAGGAGTTCCTTGTTTGGTAGAAGTAAGCGAAGTTATACAAGGACACTAACATGTCCAGCAAACGAAGGGTAAGAAAGAACTCCTGCGAGGGTAAAGTACAATACGCTACTCTCGATGATGCTAAGTTGGCGGCGATCCGATGGAACAAAGCCAAGAACGATAGCTGCCATCCTTACAAATGTGAGTTTGGTGAACATTACCATATCGGCCATCCTCCTAAGAAAGTAAAAGCCGCGATAGCCGCTAGGCAACAAGAAAGAAGAGGCTGGTCCTGGGACTAGTCTTTGGCTACTACATAAAAACCGTAATAATATATAAAGAAGGAGTAATACTTTGGAATCTATCACTTTTAAGACATCGCAAGGTACTGAAATTGAAGTACGAAACATTAACACAATAGCAACCCTAGATTACATGCAAGCCGCAGTGGTTGTGCTGGATGCTATTGAAACCGCAGTAGAAGAAGGAACTGAACCCTCCCCCAACGTAATATCTTCAGGATTTATAGCATGCGACGGCGGTCTGATAGCTGTCTTTCCTCCTGAAGAGGAAGAGGACGGGGAAGACAGTGAAGAGGACGTGGAAGAGACAAATGACGAAACAACTACTGACGAAGATGCTCCGACAGTTGAGGAGCTCTTAGAGGATGAAGACAAAGACGAAGTCATCGGAAATGAACTTACTAATAAAGAATGGAAGTTCATAAAAGATGTTGCAGGGCGTTGTATGGTAGACGATGGGGAGGCTATTAGGCTGGCCCTCGATGTAATACTTGCCTCCAGGGAAGAGGAAGCAAAAGAATACCTGATCTCTGTATTAGGAGATATATTTACTCATAATGACTAATACAGATTTAAATAACAACCAAGTAAACTACATATCCGCCCTGGTCCTGAGTAAAGGACCAGAGGCGGCTTTAGGCGCTTTGTTTGGATACTCACAAACCTTATTGTTAGCATTAAAGGACAATAATTCTCTATCTTCTAATGAGAAAGAATTATTATTCGCTTATGTGTCTGGGTTGGTAGCAGCTTCTTCTATATTGTCTTCTTCTTTATCCAAGCCCACAGAAAAGGAAATTGAAAATGCCTGATATAGAACTATCAAATACTGAACCTATAGAAGAAAAACCTGAACCCGAAACACTCCTTTACATATTTACTTGTAAAGGGTGTGCTTGGTATAGACCTCGTATTGTGTCTAGGCGAGTCTCCCAAAATGTAGTAAATAAGTATATCTCGTTTGTATTGAAATTCTACGAATGGTGCTATGATATAGAACATTCAGAACCAGAATACCTTTACGGGAAAATAGAAGATAAAGTCCGCAGTCAGATAGAACACTCTTGTACGTATACAGACGTGAATGGAGTTATAAAAGACTTTCTTCCTCCTAGCGGGCCCTGGTGGATAGAAGTCGAATCTATATCTTGGATTAAGGCGCCGCCTGAAGGGATAGAGCCCCCAAGAGAAGCTACTAACCCTATTACCATCGACAGCAACACAGGAGAAGTAGTTTACGGAGTATAGTATGTTAGATATTTTGGACGAAGAGGAGTTAATGGCGCCGACAGGAAACAGACCCATAGAGCCTATTAAGAAAGTCTTTATCTCTAAAGAATCAAGACCTTATAAAGGACATGGTTATATGCAAGGCTTTGTTGTAAAAATATATCCAGACTTTAAAGAGACCTTTCACTTATCTTTGGAGGAAGCCTTGAGAAGAGTTATATTTGGCTTAGGGTTAGAAGAAAGAGAGATAATAGTGTTAGATTCTATACCCGGAGTCTCAGGAGAATAATATGGGTTGGTTATGTTTAGCATTATTTGCTTTATTCTTTGTATTTGTTGGTTGGCTAATATATCCTATGACGGAAAGCCCGAGCACTAAAAAATATAAGCTCGATGCCGAAGAACTTAAACGCACTAAAAATAAAGATAAGGAGATTTAAATGGCAAAGATAGTATTACCTAAGAGGCCTGAATCTAAAGCCACCGTGGCTAGTAGCATGGCTAAGACTTTAGCAGAAGCGGAGTTAAATCGTCCAGCTCCTGCTGATTCTCTAAAGGCTACAGAGTTTAAAGTTACTCTATCTGACGGAACTACACTGTTAGCTGCAGGAGATCTTGCGGCCGATGTATATAACTATTTGATGGACTGTGAAAGGTATTGCGCTACCCATCAAGGAACTGTGGCTCCTTATTTGGGCCCCAGAATGGATCGTATTGACGCTAAAGGAAATAAAGTTATATCTTAATAGAGGATAGCATGAAAAAAGTATTACTTATTCTTCTTGCCGCCGCTTTATTAGCGGCGGTACCTTTTTCTGCCCAGCAAGCAGAACCACATCCGCTCTCGTATTGTAACCAATTCCTGCCTTATGGTTTTCCTGACATGCCTCTCACGTTGAGGAACTACTCGCTTATATGTAGGACGGCATACGTCCTCTCAAACGATTTAGATGCCAAGATTCCAGAGTGGGTGTCTTATACTATTACCCCGCAGCATACTTTAGGTTGTATATCTAGGTCAGACGCGTTTTCTACAGACCAAGCGCTGCCAAAAGGCAAAAGAGCTATGCCGGCCGATTATGTGGGCAGCGGATATGATATGGGGCATATGGCGCCTGATGGAGATATGTCGTGGGATGAAGTAGTGGAGCATGAAAGCTTTATATTGTCTAATATGAGCCCACAACTGCCTGGCTTAAATAGAGCCGCCTGGAGGACATTAGAGCTTGATGTCAGGGCTTGGGCCTATATGAGAAACCATACTTTACTTATCTATGTAGGGCCTATTTATGATATAAGTATGGATAAAAAGATAGGGAAAGATAAAGTAGACGTACCCAAAGATTTTTATAAAATAATTATAGACACCGAAACTTCTGAAGTGTTGGCTTTTGTTTATCCACAGAAAGATAAACTACCTAACGATATAAGTCGATTCCAAGTCAGCGTTCAAGTTATAGAAGCTATAACAGGCATAAAATTTGGGCTGCCGGTCGGGGCAAAGCCCTCAACCATGGAGCCTCTGACTAACTGGCCGGTCGACACTGATAGTTTTACTAAAGCTAAACAGGCGTCCTGTAAAGATTCTAAATAAATACCTATTTGGCAAATCTACATTTGTGTGCTACCCTAATTATACGAGCGTCTAGCGAGTATATACTATATAATATAAGAGTCTAATATTATATAGTACTATATATTTATTTACTTAAAGTAAATAAATATAAATACTTATATGTTTAAAGTACTTATATTGGTAAGACTAATTCTAATGTTATAGTGAAATTAAGGAGAAAATATGTATTCTACGTCAGAAATAAATGACCTTCTTGGAGTAAAGGATTCTGATACTCCTCAAGAAGAAGTTACTACTCAAATCTTAGTAGGTAAAGGAGTCCAGTTAGCTTGTACTGGGTGCCATCGAGTTGGAATGCCTTTTTATTATTTGAAGCGCTCCAATGGAAAATATGACTTACTCTGCTTTGACAACGGAAGGGGTTGTTGGGAGACTAGCGGCCGAAGCCTATGTTCTTATACAGATAGAGATGAAGCTCAGTGTCAAGACCTTGCCGAGTTCAATGTGGTTTATGGGAACGACACAGAACTATTACGAAGGGCTGTTTGTTCTAGACATATCCCGGCAGTTCTTGGAGGCGCCTCCGCTTATCAACTGTTTCCAATAGGCATAGATTAATATTTGGCTGAGGCTTCGCTTGCTCTATACTTAAATTAGCCTATCGAGAGGCTCAATCTTGAGACTCCAAGGCGATTATGTAGCGCTACTCTAAGGGCCCAAGCTAGCATCCCCTGTTAACTTGGGCCCAAAACAAATATACTAGACAGGAATAGAATGCAAACAGACGACCGCTCTGAAGACATGATGGAAGTATTCCAGCCTACAGGGTTGGACATTTTAGAGTCGAAGCCTGAATTGAACTTCGATTCCTTGCTTCCAAAACCTAAGAACCTAAAACTCACACCAGACGAAGTACAAGAGCTAGCTAGCTTTAAAGCCTCGTTTGTTATATTAGGACCGGCCGCCGGGTCGGTTCTTGTATGCCCTGGTAATCAAGAAGATACTCCTCCCGATCAAAAATGTCCATATGCCGCTAAGTGTCCTTTGTTAAGAATTAAGAAGGCGCCGCAAGGAGAGCTATGTCCAATCGAGAGGGTAATTACGGAGCAGCGCTTTGTGGCCTGGTGTAAACGCATCGGGCAAGACCCAACCCAGCTTACAGAAGATGCCCGTATAACGGTTTCTGAGCTAGTGTGGTTGGATTTACAAGAGCAGCGCTGCGTTAACATCCTATCTACCGGAGAAGCCGCCAGGCTAACTCAAGTCAATACAACAGAAGCTATTAACTTTACCGGTTCTGATGGTACACAACAAGTCTTGCCTCTCACCTGGGAGCGGGTCCTTCACGTAAACACGATACGTTTGGATAACATACAAGATAGGCGTAGACTAATACTAAAGGACTGGATGCTTACTCCAGAGCAACAATGGAAAATCAAGAAAGCTGAAGGTAAGGCTAAAGGTAACGATCTTGGTTCTGCACAAGCTGCTAGAGGAGATAAGCTGAGGAAGTTAGATCCTGCGTTTGAATAAGTTCCCCGCACGACAATCCGGGCGGGCTTAATCAGACGCCCGGCTTTTAGAAAGGAAGTTATATTAATGGTGAATACTCTTAATACGGAAGAGATACAACCAACCCCTAACGAAGAGAAAGTGCGAAACGGTTCTCTGCCACTGGAAGTAAGGCGTAAGATATTTAAATTGAAAGAAGATGGCCTGTCTAATAGAACTATTGCCACGATGTTGGATATAGGCAGTAGGACGGTAGATAGGTATGTATCCAGAATGCCTGCCCCTGCTGAGCAAGAGGCAAAGAAAGTAGGAGAATTCAACTGGAGAGACTGGGCGGAATGGGCTAAAAAAGGACAAGAACTAAAACATAAAGCTTCTTGGTCGCAAGATGAAGAGCCTACGTTTGTGTTAGGCGATGGTTCTAGCCCGATTATATTGGCAACATTCTCAGACCAACATATAGGCGCCTGGGGCGCCGATTACTCTATGTTCTGTAATATAACCCAAGAAATAATAGAAACTCCCAATCTTTACATGGTTATGCTTGGTGACGAAACTGAGCACGCCATTAAACTACGTAATGTTCTTGAAGTAACCAGTCAGGTATTTCCACCTGAAGTCCAGGAACAGTTCATCGAGGCTTGGGTTAAGGAAATCGATCATAAGATAGCTTGGGCTGGTTGGAGCAATCACGCTATTACCAGACAAGAAGCTTTATCTGGATCTAGTATATTAAAGCGATTGTTGTCTCGTCACGCTCCTTATTTCAACGGGCTGGCCCACGTAACAGTTAAGGTCGGTAATCAAGAATATAAGGGAGTTAGTAATCATAAGTTTCAAGGTAACTCTATATATTCAAGAGTATACGGACCGAAGCGTTATGTCCGCATGGAGGCGCCAGATAGAGACTTTGTTCTACAAGGCGACCTGCATACCCCTGAGTTGGACGTCTATTACGAAGGTAATAAACAACACGTAGCTATTACGACCGGCTCCATACACACTAACTCTGGTTATGCTAAGAGATACTTTTCGTTGTTTACAATCCCGGCTTATCCGTGCATTGTATTACACCCAGACGAGCACAAAATGACTCCGTTCTGGACAATAAAAGAAGCCGTCAAATACGTATCGGCTTTTAATGGAAAATAGATAGCCATGGTTCAACATTCAGATGCTTTATTGCGGCGGTTATATTTAGACTTTAACCGCCGCTTCTTTAACAACGAACTGCCTTTGGACACAAAGGTGATCTGGATGCCTGTAGTTGATGATTGTGTAGCAGAAAGTACCAAACCAGACGATGGCCCTTTCATAATAAAAATGAGTCCGAGCATCTCAGGATTCCGTCGTTTCTTTAAGCTTATATTAATTCATGAGATGTGTCATATTAAGCTTTGGGGCCGCCGCGGTGATTACCACGGCAAGTTATGGAAAGAAGAAATCATAAGAGTTCTCAAAGCCGGCGCGGTTCGCTGGCTTTAACTTATACTAGTCAGTAATAGTGAGGTTTACTATGGGTGTCTTTAGCGAAGCCGGTAGAGTTATACGTGGAATTCAGAATATTGGTATGAAGTATGTTGGGGAGTCCAGAGCTGCTGGTCTTGCCTCGCGGTTAGCTAATTCTGCTAAGTTGGAAGCTAAGTCTGCTAGGATTTACTATAATACGGGTAGAGAAATTGGTGGGCTTAGAGGTAGCTTAAAGGGGTTGGGAGCTTATGCGATGTCTACACCTACCAGAACAGCTGCAATAGGAGTGACTGGTATGGTTGGTATATCTGGCATAGGTTATGGTCTAGGGTTGCGCGGGCCTTTATCTAGTAGAAAACGCGGTTGGTAATATAAATGCCATTTGCTCCCTCCTTAGCCGGCCGTTTAGGTTCCTCTTTATGGACTCATGCTCCGACTGCGGCATTAGGGTTGGCTTTCGGAACAGGTGCCGGTCTTTATGCCGGAGCTCATACTTATGCTACTACTGAAGGGGATGTTTCAGAGAAAGCGGCGGCAGCAAGGGATTCAGGATTAACTTATGCTATAGGCGGCACTGTAGGTATGACTGGAGCTTTAAAGTTCTCCACTAACTACAGGAAGGGTATAGCTTCTACTTATGCTGGAGGTAAAAGAAGCTATGTAACTAAAACTCTTGATGAAGTGTTAGCTGGAGGAGCGGCCCCTACAAGAGGAGTTTACGAGGCTAAAGCAGCCGGAGCAGGTCTAAGCGCAGTAGCTGGACGACCTGAGATAACAGGAGCTGGTAGGTTTGTAAAAGGTATCCCTGGCAGAATAGGAACCTATGCTAAAGGAATAGGAACTGAGTTTTCTGCTGCCAGAGCTACAGGGGGAATCGGGGCTGGCATTAGCAGAGTAGCCGAACGTAAAGGCTTAATGACTGGCTTAGGCGCCGCTGTTGGAGCAGCGATAGGAGCCCACGCTGATAGAGAACATCCAGGCAGAGGAGCAGCAGCCGGCGGGGTTATTGGTGGCGGAGCCGGTTTAGCTGTCTCTACTGGATTAAGAGCCTCCAGACTTTGGAAGAATATAGGTCCTATAGGAAGAGGCGGCCTGGTAGCAGGTTTATCCACTTTAGCTTTTGCTGGTGCAGCTTATGCAGGCAGACCAAGGTATGGTAGTATGGACATGGCCCAGCGCGAGGATAATGGCCTTCGAAACAGAATGAATTCCATGTCCGCAACAGGGGATGTAGTTTTAGGTTTACATAACGGCAGATAATGAAAGAACTTACACCAAGAGAAATTCCTCCATCATTTCCAGCAGTGGTAGGGGATTCTTTTTCACATGGATTTAGATTCGCTAAAGATAATTTATTATGGTGTATTCCAGCGGTAGCTCTTGAAGCCGGATTGGCCAAACCAGGGGAACAACTTCCAACATTAACTGGTAGACTTGCTGGTTTAGGTTTACAATTACCTTTAACTGGAATAACGGCTGCTGGAATAACAGCGACTGTTGGATGTCCTCCAGGTGCGGCAGCACTTGCCGCTATGTTTTTGGCAGCTTATGTGAGCACTAAAATAGAAGATCCTATAATTAAAGGTATGTCTTTTGCTATTAAGTCTACTAATAAATCAAGGCGTGTAGCTTTTGGCGGAGATTACGAAGACACAGTTACAGCTCAAAAGCGCCGGCAGAGAGCAATGAGAGATATAGTTGGTGTTATGCCGGAAGCAAGACAATGGTTAGGACAAGAAGCTCTAATCCTTCACCGATAAGGAGAAACACATGGCAGGTGTACCATCAAAGCGTAGTACTTTTAAGACTCATCCATCAATGGGCCTCCCTCCAACTTGGAATGTAGGAGACTTGCCTATGCAGTTCTCCACCCCAACCGTTATATTAAACCAAGTAAGTTCTAATACATCTTCGGCGGCTTTTAATCCGCAAGCCAACTCTATAGAAATATGGGCTAATTTTGCCGACGGATTTACAGTCTGCGACCTGGTTGTGTCTAACTTGATTAATGGTGTTATGACACAAGTAGCAGAATTTGATGGGGTTAGTTTATTTAACTGTAGCAATCTATATGTTGGCGAACTAGATCAAGGCATTACTCTTCAAGGGCAGCCTATACAGATTACAGCTCAGAATTTCCGTACCACAAATGCAGGAACTCCTGGACCAGTTACAGTAGGAGTTTCCAGGATTAATTAAACCACTAGATGGCTACGCAGTTTATACCACTCTCGACTCTATTAGCTTCCAAACCAAAGGAAGAACAGCACTTCCTCGCGCGCGTTGCAAAGCGGGATATAAACCCAGACGGCTCCGATAAAGGTATTATTCGCCGTATGGATAACGATACATGCAGGAGATGCCACGAAGAATATAAAAAGAAGTTTCCAGGTCAGCAGTTTCAAATCAAATGCCGTGGTATATATGATGAAGAGTTCTTTAGATTAAAGAAAGAACAAATGGATGTATTAGGGGAGCCTATGTCTCTTGATCAAATAAGAGAGATATATGACCCTTGTTTCTGGGCAGAACGGCATATGGTTGTAAAGAATGCCGACAATGATTTTGTTCCTTTTATACCTCGCTGGTACCAAAGGGATGCTATGGTTTGTACAGCTCCCCGTAAAGTAGATAGACTGGCGAGAGGCACTGGGAAGTCTATAATGGGGGTTTGCGAAGAGCTACACCAAGCCCTGACTCGTAAGCAGTTAGAAATCATGGTAATCTGTCCTCAGCAAACTATGGCTGAGCAGTGGTATTTAGATATATTAGTACAATTAGAAAACTCTCCTACATTAAACGGAGTCCTTGCTGGGCAAAAACAATCCCCTTATTATATGCTCCGTTTTAATAACGGTTCTATTATAAAGATATTCACAGCAGGATCTGGTTCTGGTAAAAAGGGCGGATCTATGCGCGGCCAGAACCCTCGCCGTATAAGAATAGACGAGCAAGACTTCTTATCCGAAGCCGATTATGACGCTATCCAGCCTTTGCTAAGAAGGTTTAAAGAATTAACCTTTCACGGTTCTTCCACCCCTACAGGTTTACGTAGCACATATTATAGGATGTGTAGAGTATTCCCTGATTATAGAGAATTCTACCATCCTATTATGGACCATCCAGATTGGTCCGAAGAAATGAAAGAAGCATGTCTTCGTGAAGCTAAGACTTCCGAAAGATACATGCATGAGTATTTAGCCGAATTTGGTTCTCCCACAGCTGGCGTTTTCAAGAGTGTCTTTATAGATCATGCTATAAATCCTTTTACTCACAGATCTATTAGATATGACCCGGCTTGTAATTATGTTATGGGTATAGATTGGAACGGTGAAGGCACAGGAACCAGAATATATATAGTAGAATATAACCCAGAGACTAGGCGCCGCCGCACAGTCGACCGGTCCGTAGTAGACGAACCAGACGCCACTACTGTTAAATCTATAGCTGAAATCAAACGTCTTAATAGGAAGTGGATGTGCAATCATATTTACGTAGATGCTGGGTTCGGAGCTTCTCAAGATGAGCTTATTAGGCTAGAGGGCCAGACAGCAGGTAAAGGAGATCCACAAGCTTATAAATTAAAAAATATACATAAGATAGATTTTGGCGGTACTTTAGATTTTAACAAACTTGTGCCTAATAGGGAACAAGGAGAAAAGAAAACTAAAGACAGCAAAAAAGAAGATATTGAAACAAGACGTACTAAGCCTTTTATGGTAGAAGGCTGTGTCATGGCTATGGAGCAGGAAATAGTCGACCTGTCTCAAGAAGACGATGATACATTAATAGAACAGATGAGAGGCTATAGAGTTCGCAGTTGGTCCGCACACGGAATGCCAGCCAGTTACGAAACCGATGCAGACTCTGGAGATCATGATTTAGACGCCTTCATGCTAGCTATGCTTGGAATAGAAGTAAATTATGGTTTATACCATACTAATGAGTCTATAAGGAGGCTTGCTCAAATAGTTCATGTTACTACTTGGGGTTCGGGTATAGGTTTAGACTCCATGCCCCGCAAAGCCGGCCGCCCAGAACCAATTAAAACAGCCCCCGACCCAGAACCTGAAAGTCAAAGCTCCATAATAGATATAGGACGACAAGCTCTAAGAAATAGAGCTGGTATTACTTCTAGACTGGCTCAAATGGCAAAGAGCACTCCTAAAATAGCTCATACTTTGCGCGGCGGCGCCTATGTGGTGCCTGGTAGTTCACAAGTAATTTCGTCTAATAGAGTTCCTTCTAGGACAGCAAGCCTTACTGGGCAACAAGGAATTCAAAGAGGAACGTCTCCCTTCTTTACTATAGGAACAGGCTTAGTTTTCAATAAAGGCCGTTATTAATGAGTATACAAACTAACATAACGACTGGAATATTGGCTGAATTCGAATCTCCAATAGGAGTGTATGTAACAGCTAAGTTGAATAATTGGAAGTTTTTACAGGAGTTAGGTTTCGCCGGACAGCTAAAATATTTAATACAGAATTTCCATGGATATCAAGACTTTGTAGACGAAATGTCCGCTTATTCTGCCGCTAACGCCCTAGTATTAGGAGGCCCTTGGGCTTCTATATATCCTACGCCCACCTCATTAAAACCAAGTGTAAGTGCTTTAACTTATGAAGATCCTGTGTTAGGACAAGTAGGAGATGAGTTCTTACGGTTGTTAAGCCTTGGCTCTGTTTTTGCAATAGCGCCAACCCTATTGAACTCGTCTTCTTCTATAAAATCAGCAGTATCTACCGCTTCTAATGTAATAGGCATATAAATTGTCTTTCGAGCCCATTCAGTTTACGAGAACCATACCGCCCACTGTTCCTTCTTATGAGACGCAGGAATTGCCGGTAGTTTCTGGTTCCGCCGGCTCTTCTGTAGGAAGCTCTTCGACGGCCGCAGGCTTAATAACACAACTAGCCAATCTTATAGACATGGCTAATTATTTACAGAATGTTATATTTAGCTTAAGTAAGAACTTAGGAATAAATATAGATCCTTCTTCAGATCCTGATACGGCTAGAGTTTTATCTCAAATATATAACGGCAATATACCGCCAGCCGTATCTATAGCAATGTATGGTTATACTTTAGATGCTGAATTAGGATGTGCTCAAGTAAACTTCAATGCTGGTGTTTCTTCTCCAGTACAAGCCAGTCCTTTGCAGACACAAGCTTTGCTTATCGTAAATAAAGCAGTTGAAAATCAACTAGCTGCTTCTCAGAATTTCTCCGCCCAATCGGCTTTATTACTACGCAGATTAAAATCTGATGTTATATCTAATACAAATATACAATCTGCCTTATCTCAATATCCTATAGTTTCTAACACTCCCTCTACCAGCCAGCCAAACCCAAACCTAATACCGGCGGCCTCAATTGACATAAGCCCTGACGTAGCAGCAGTTGTTCAAACCAATATAACTCAAATAGGACAGAATTATTCTTCTGTATATCAAATACTATCTCAGCCAGATGCTATAGCTTCAGACATAGGAAACGCTGTAGGTTTACTGGCGGCAGTTTCTGTGCAAAATCTCATTCAAATAAACTCGCTATTAAAAATGGCACAAGGCGGAGCCATAACTAAAGGTATTTCTGGTTTGGCTGGAGGGCTTTCGGCTTTTATCTTTCCTCAAATGCTAACTCAATCTTCTTCCATCCTTTTTCAAATGGATAGGATTATGCAGATGGCAGTAACTCCTGTTTTGACTATGTCGAACCCTATAGCGAGTGCGGTAACTTCTTTATTGGGGGCATCTAAGGGTATTGGTTCTTTAGTCGGTGTAGTAAGGTCAATGACACAGGCGCCGTCCGTTCAACCCTCTGGTCCTTTAGCAGGAATGCCTCTAAATAATTTCTCTCAAAGCGGATTGGCTTTAAGTCCTGCTATGCCTTCTGGGTTAGCTAGTTTAGGTTTCTCCCCAGGACTAAATGAAATATCCAGCTTACTGCAGTTTAGTTCTGCATCAGCCGCGGCTGCCAACTTGTTGCATCAGGACGCCTTCCAAAGATTGAGCGCCAGATCTACTTCCGATTTTGCTGAGATGACTAAGTTATTGGCTGTAAGTTCTACTATTACTTCTCTAACTTCTTTAATATCCGCATTTATAGCAGAACAGCAAAGCGGAATACCTATTGCCTCGCAAAATCCTGCTGAGCAACTAGTTACGGTTGGTAATATACTAGCCAGTGCTAAGACAGGTAATGGAACAGTTTATACAGTGCAGGGCGGATCTATCAGTTTAACTCCTCCAACTATACCCGCTCCCACAGCAGGTGCAAGTGCTATATTAGCCCAATCTGGAATTCAAACTTCTTTGACTGGCCTCAATAGTTAGGAATTTAAATGCCTCGTAAAACTAATACTAATGAAATACAAACAGAGAAGCAGGCCGCTATTAATAGGCGTGTTGGTTTATGGAGTGAAGGTAAGTTAAATACTCCAAACCAAAGTCGAGCAACTGTGCGCTCTATAAATGGAATTAATCTTGAGCCACAAGTCAAGGGTTTAGGAGAAAGGTCGGCCGAATTTAAGTCATTGGTGAAAACAACTGATGATCGTTTTATTAGTGATAGTGAGTTCGAGAGAGATGGGCTTAAAAAGCTTGAACCTTTAGGTCTAACTATCGCTCAAAAAACCGATGACGCTAATTCCACTTATCGCAGGTTATGGGGCATAGTCCAGCCGGAATATAATATGCTGGAACCTTTTACTATATATGATAGCGAGCCATTTGTAAAACAAGCTATAAATCGCAAGATTTCTCTTATGTTTAGAAACGGCTTCGAAATAGCCGGAGATCAAGATCCAGATGTGGAGTATATCCAGCGCAGATACGAAGCGATGGAATATGTAATGGAACGTACGACTGAGTCGTTCTTCCAGCAGATCTTGTTTAATTTACTTTTATGTTCGAATTGTTTCTTGCAGAAAGTGCGTAAGGAATCCGCTACTATTGTTTCCAGAAAACCAGACGCTAAGAAAGACCCTGTAGCTGGTTATCTTATAATCCCGGCTCATATGATATTCCCTTATATGAATAACGGGATACCTATTCATTGGCGCCGATTCTTTGATACGGGCGCCCCCTACGAAGACATAGATTTAGACGATATTATACACCTAAAGTGGGATGTAAAGCCAGGACATAGATATGGGACGCCCCGCCTAATAGGCGTGAAAGATGATATTTTTGCTCTACGCCGCCTCGAAGAAAACGTAGAGTTATTATTCATTAACTTCTTATTCCCTCTATTTCACGTAGCCGTTGGTAATGAAGAAAATCCTGCCGGCTTCGATGGCGAGAGCGGGATGAGTGAAGTGGACATGATCCACTGGCAAATCCAGCAAATGCCTAAAGAAGGAGTTTTCGTTACAGACGAGAGAGTTAAGGTATCCGCTGTAGGGTCTGAGGGTAAGGTTTTAGATTATTCTAAACTTATAGAACACTATAAGGCTCGTATTTACACAGGTTTAGGTGTAAGCCCTGCAGACATGGGAGATGCTAAGAATGCGGGAAGTAGAAGTACTTCGGAAAACATATCTCAGAACTTAAAGGATTCTATTAAGAACGATCTTGAGTTGTTTGGCGGACTGATAAGAATGTCGCAGTTCAAGGAATTCTTCCAAGAAGCCACATATTCAGTGTCGGTTCAAAGAGCTGTCGCCAGAACTTGGATATATTTCCATGAAATCGACCTTGATAACAAAATTAAGTTTGAGAATCATGTTATACAACAGTTTTTGAATAACTTAGCTGATGAGGATGAGTGCCGAAAACTTATGGGTCGTAGAGCTTTCAAAGATGCTCAGCGTTCCAAACTTAACTTTGCTTTACATACTGTTAAGTTAGTTCAAGAGACTGAAAAAGCCAAAGCCAAATCAGCAATCGAAGTTGCCGACCATGCCGCCGAAGCTCAGAAAGAACTTCTGCCTTTACAAGCACAAACTGCTGAAGCCCAAGCCAAAACTCAAATAAAACTGTCGGCTCATCAAACAGCTCATCATGAAAGAAAAGCTAAAGCTACAATTGAAGTCTTGAAAGCTAAAACTGCTCATGCTAAGGTAGCTGGAGTTGGCGCTGGCCGCCCACAATCTGCTACAGCTAAGAAGAGCTCGCCTGCGGCAAAATCAGTTCAGAATAAAGAAACTCCAACTAATCAGTATGGTTCTAACTTAGGGCCTACTAAAGCTAAGAGTAGTTTAGAAGGTCTGGCGGCAGAAATGACAGACTCTGTCTTAAAGTTAATTGAAGACCTTAAGGATGATAACGGTACCGTAGACCATGAGAAGTACCAAGCAACTGTTGGACAAGTTCTTAAAGAAACTATAGATAAGTTCGAAGAAAGCTTTACTGATGAAACTGAAAAGCCAAATATAAACATAGCATTAGATAACTTACAAGTAATGTTATGGACAACTTACGATCCAGACTTAATCTCTATTTTAATTTCTAATGCCCTTGATCCCGACTCCTCTACGGATATACTACAAGACGAGCAAAGCCAGGAGTAGAAGGCATTATGGAGACATTAGACAATATACGGTTAGATTCATCTTCCAAAACTGCCAAAGATAAGCTTCATTTTATGAAGTGGGCAAAGCAAATGGAAGAGAAGTACGGAGATATGCCTGATGATGAATTCTACGATACTATCGTATATAGAGATCCCACCAGAAAGATAGTTCCTAATAAAGACGTATTTTATTCTCCAGCCGACGGTATCATTCTGTACGCGATACAGCTTGATTCTTTAGACGAAGAAGTAGAAATAAAAGGCTTACACTATAAAGCGTTGGATTTGCTTGGTGGTTATCCTTTATTTCAGGGCCCTTGCTTAGCTATAGGTATATTTCTTACCGATTATGATGTTCATACCTTAAGGCTTCCTACTAATGGCCGGCTATATTATGAAGAACTTGAGCCAATAGATTCGCATAACAAGCCTCTTATATTTGCTGAAGAAAACCTTCTGCACGGCCGCTTAGACAGAGCTTATAAAGAGATAGATAAATATCTCTATCATAACGCCAGAATGCTCAATAGAGTCGTTAGAGATGATGGGTATTCTTACTATATAGTAGAAATTGCCGACAGTTATGATAAAGTGATAGCCCCTTTTAGTATTAAGCAAGGCGCCGAATATAAACAAGGCGATAGATTCTCCCTAATTCGTTCTGGAAGTCAAGCCGATTTGATTTTACCTGGGGATTTTTCCTTATCGACTAAAGTATTGAATTATGTTCATGTAGAAGCTGGGCTATCGGAGGTAGTGTTTCAAAAATGAGTGAGCCAGCTCAGTATTTAATGTGCCCACCATCAACATTTTCAGCCAAAGTTCCTAACAATATTTTTATGGAGGAGCTACCAGACAATCTCCGTGTCGTAGATAAAAACAAAGCATTGAGCCAGTGGCTAAAGCTATACAAATATGTATCTTCTTGTAAGCCTGTAAATCTCCTCCCCGCTATAGGAGACAACCAGGACTTAGTCTTCTGTTCCAACATAGGTGTAAATTTAGATTCCCATCCTAATTCAATAGTTATTTCCAATTTCCGATCCGATCCCCGCCGCGGAGAAACCCCCATAGGGCTTAATTTCTTCTCTAGTTTAGGCTATGATACTGAAGTTTGCCCTTATTGGTTTGAAGGAAAAGCCGATTTACACAAGATAAATAAAAATACTTATATAGGAGCTTATGGAATACGAACTTGTTTAGAGGCTTTAAAGTGGTTTGAAGAAGAATTTGGAGTTGAGGTTATTCCAATAAAGCTTACTAATCCTTATTTATATCATCTCGATTGCTCTGCTTTTCCTATAGATAATCAAAACTTATTGTTAGTAGTCGACGAGCTTGATAAGGCTATAATAAGTCGGATCGAAAAAATTACAAATATTATTCCTGTACCTCTTACTCTTGGGGTCGCTGGTACCACCAACGCTATTAGAATAGAAGATACCATACTTATAGATTTTAATTCATCGACTTATAAAAATAAAGTCTCGTTTTGGGAAGATATATGTGGCAAAATGAATCTGAAGTTGAAATTATTCAATTTATCAGAATACGAAAAGGGCGGAGGCGCCTTATCTTGTCTTGTAATGCCTTTGTTCAAATCAATTGTTTAAGCCAAAAGATAAATCCGGCAGGAACTTGTGCTTTGCTATACTAGACAGTATCGAATAGCGTTAGATAGCTTTCTATTATTAAATAAAGAGGACTGAAGATGGCAGAGACCCATAACACGCAGCCTATTCCGCAACCTAATGCCCCATTCAAGGTTCGGAAGATGCCGTTAGATCCTAATTATACTTTTGTTCCACAACCTGGCGCCAGAGTATCGCCTATTCCTACCCGCTTCGAAGGTCAAGTTCCTATTATAGTTCCCGGTGTAAGCGGCACAACGAGATAAGTAAATAATGGGCAACTGGATTCAGATGCGCGATCTGCAGACCTGGCGAGTTGTTGACGCCAAGCGCAATAAGCTTTTTGAGTGTAAAGACTCAAAGTCCGATGGTGGACGAAGCTTATTGGTTCATGTAGCGGCTACCCATGCGGGCATTATAAATGGCAATATGAGGTTCTACCGTCCTGATAAGATGCAGGAAGGAGCCCATACGTGGCTGCCAGAGTTTACAAAAGATGGAACCTGCCTTAGAACCCCCCGCCCTGTATTAGTTGGGCATGATGAAAAAGGCGACGTCCTTGGCAGGGTTTTAGAAGCCAAATACATAGATACCAGTTGGAAATATGCCGCGGACTTCCCTATAGTAAAAGATTTCCTATTCTACCAACATGACGGCCGCAAACGTCATAATTTATTCGATACTGTAGATTGGGTTGTTGAAAACCTAATGCCCTTGGATGAGTATACTGGGCTAGGTTATACGGATTTAGGCTTAAGAATAACTAACCCAGAAGCTATCCGTAAGGTTCTTGCGGATGAGTATCTGACAGTATCGGTAGGATTTAAGACTGATTCGGCTTTGTGTTCTATATGCCATACTGATTGGGCAGCAGACGGAAAGTGCGAGCATAAGTTAGGTCAAAAAGTAGACGGACGCCAGATGTTTTTGATTTCAGGCGCCATTGTAAATGAGGAACTTTCCTTTATTAACTTTGCTGCGGACCCATTCGCAACTACACTCAGCAAAAAAGTATTGACTGATAGCCTTGAGCAGATATTCTTTCTTGGCTTGTCTTTAGATGCACAGCGCGGAATAGAAACAGCCGGCATAAGCATGAAAGACGGGTTATATGAGTCAGACCTTATTGCAACCGAGGACCCGATGCTAAAAGTAAACGACGCCACTTTAGATGTAATAAAGATCCAAGACGAAATTAAGTCGGCTGATCTAACTAAAGAAAAAGCCATGGATTTGAGAGCCAGTTTGAGTGCATGGTCCCCAGAGGAAGAGAATCTGCAGTCTGAGAAACGCGCCTTAGTTTCTACTCTTAACGCTAAGATTACAAAGAATAATTGGGATCAGGCTCCAGATATAGACGCGGCCGTGGCCGCAGAGTTAGCAGAATTCGTTTCTCCAGTCGACGCGAAGAAGTGCCCAGATTGTGGTAAACCTGAAAAGGAATGCACTTGCGAGAAAGACGCCGACGGCAAGAAGAAAGAAAAGAAAGATCCAGATGACGACGATGATGATGGGGATGTAGAGCCCGCGCCAAACGGTATGTCTGGAAAGAAGATTTCTAAGAAGTCAGCAAAGAAAACTAAAGCCTTCCAAAACAAAGAAATCAATAGCGTTGAAGGCGATGAATGTTCAGCCGACGGCTCAGATTGCAACTGGGAAGGTTGGGAAGACTCAGCCCCGGAAGCAGATAAAGAATATTTTGCCGACGTAGACGGTATTAATCAAGAAATTGAAGATGAACTTGATGCTGCCGTAGCAGACGGAGAACTTCCTGCCGAAATAGTAGCAGATGCTAAACTATCTACCGAGAAGCGTAATAAGCTTTCTAAAGGAACCTTTTGTGGCCCCGGCCGTTCGTTCCCTGTGCCAGATTGTGCCCACGTGGTAGCCGCCAGGCGCCTAATCGGCCGCGCCAGTGTATCGTCAGATACAAAAGCTAAAATTCTTGCCTGCGTATCGCGCAAAGCTAAGACTCTTAATTGCGGAACAGCTAAGAAGAAAGACGAAGTTTCCTCCCTGCCAGAAGATACTAAGAGAATCGCCCGAGCTACTGTATTGATAGATTCTATGATGAAGCAGGCAGACGACGCCAAGCTAAAAGAAGGTATCTCTGAAGAGGAGCGCGAAGAACTGGTAAACCTTGTAGTTACTTTAGATAAGGCTTATGATAAGCTTTCTGAAAAGAGAGATTCTGCCGGTTATCAGTTGCGTTGGTTAATTCGCGCGATGCTTATGGATTGGGATGCCGATGATGAAATGCGTTGGGCTATTAGAGCTCTCGCTGGTAAAGACCAGGTAGTTCTATCCAAAGCAGAAGTTGATGAAAAGAATAATGCTGTTAACTCATTGACGGCTGAGAAAGAAACTTTGTCTACAAAAATCAGCGGCCTGATGGACTCCCGCCAAGCCGTATTGAACGCAGGAAAAGTAACTCTTGCACAGCAGATTGTAATGCATGGAGTTCTAACAGGACAAGATGCTTATAAAGGATTGACTCCAAGCCAGTTATCTGATAAGATTAACGATTTGGCTAAAAGAACTCTAATTAGTTTGAGGGATACCGTACAGGATATTCTGGACGGACTTCAATGGGTGAAGAAAACCGATTCTACTTCAACGGCCGTCGAGTCACTGAAGAAGATGGACGATAACGCGCGAGTAACGGAGAGCGTCGACAGTCATGTAATAACAATTACTGATTCTCAACGCGAACTGGAAGCAGCCCAAGCGGCTCAAAATCTCCAGACAAAACTCCGTTATATGACGGCTAAAGAAAAAAGCAGGTTCTTGGCTGGTTTTGAATACCAGTCCCTCGCAGCTACAAAGTAAAGGATAAATTAAAATGCCCTTCGATGTTAATGGACAGTTTTATGGCTCGCTATTTGGTCAGGACCGTATCGGTCAAACAACTCCGGACTTAGAGGCTTCTGAATGGCTTCGTCCTTGGCTACCTATAGCCTATCCGGCGCCTTATCTTCCAACTCTTCGTCAAGATCAGGGTCATCCAAAGCTGGCTGGTATTGTAATTGGTGCTCATCAGCTTGTTGGTCAAGACAAGAACGGCGGCTTGGTGCCTGCCGGTATGTTCTGCGGTATTCAGCCTCTTAAGGCTTCCGGCGGACAGTATTGCGTAATCGTATATCAGCCTTTTGATATAGGTTTTGCTTATAACCCACAGACCTCTGCTTATGTGCAGACTGCCGGTGAGTATGCGGTTCTTGCCGCCCCCGCCGACGCTGTGGCCGGCGACGTAATCACCCTGCCTAATGGTACCGCTATCACGATTAAGGCTACTGATATTATCTTCGCTTGGTCTTGCGATTTGTTTACCAGCGGCGCCACTGGAACTAACGTTCCTACTACTAGCACTCCTGTACCTATTAGCCCAGTAATCGCAGCTTCTACTACTGGCGCTCCTTCTACAGCAACCTGGACTTTAAGGACTGCTGGAGACACTATCGGTGGAACAGTTGTAATTCAAATGGGTGCAAACGCTCCTGTAACTGCTACTTTTGCCCAAGGAACTACTACACAAGCTGCTACTGCAATTAATGCTGCACTAACTACAGCAGGACAGAATACACTGATCGCCGCAACTCACGCTGCTACTCAGTTAATTCTTACTGGCACCGAAGATGCCACTGTGAACGGTGTTAATACTTTAGTCATTGAAAACGACATTGATGACATCGGAACTGCTGGTACGGTTGCTTACTCTTATGGTGTAGCTCGTTCAATCGGCTGCACTGTTCGCAACGTCTATCAGTATATTGGTGGAGTATTGGTTGGCCAGAATGTAAGTGCCAGTTCTTCTGCAACCGGCATTAACTACACTCTTGATGGTGTTGTTCCTATTAACTTTGCTGTGCTGAACTATATGCACGAAATGGGAACTGCTATCCAGACTCAGTTTGTGCTGAAACTGCCTTGGATTGGCGCTACCCCAACTACACTTGCCGCTCTTGCTTTTGGAGACGGCGTAACTGGTTATCAGCAGTTGTTCGGCCGTACCTTTACTCACTTTACTGGCGCTCGCGGCGTTGGAGCTGGCTACTTTGGCTTCGGTTCCGGTGTTGTTGCTAGTGGTATTGGTACTATTGCACGCGCCGGCGATACGCTGAGCTATGCGGCCGATGCTGGTAACTTTGCCCCTTACAACCCAACTATCCATACTCCTATGGATCTTGTTGGACGTATAATCGGTATCCAGAACTTGAATCCTGTTGGATATTTGAATCGTGTTCGTACTTTGTTTGATCGTCCAATGGTCGGACCTATGGTAGATCCTAACCCAGCTGCTATCCGTATGGGTGGTTCTGCTACTGGTGGTATTCCAGTTCATATCTCCGTAACCACGGATGCGGTTTTCAAGCGCGCTTACGATCAGAACAAACCTCTGCATCCAGAATATTCTACTCATGTTCTGGTTCGTGTAAATCTCTAACCCAAAAGAGTTGAGACACCTTCATGGTGCAGTCTGTAATTATATCAAAGGGCGCAGCCGTCATAGTAAATGGCGGCCTGCGTTGTAATACTCTGAGGGTTGGAACAAACCGTACTTGTAATAAATTGCTGGCTAAGATTAATGATTTGGGACAAATAGCTGGATCTTTTAGGTGTGATCGCTGCAAAGCAGAAATCACCGTCCAGATCTCAAAATCTTAGTTTGTTTATAATCCAACCCTCGTCCTTATTGGACTATCCTGCCTTAGGAGGCAACCACATGCTACGTAACGCTGCTACTTTCCAGATGAACGACGAAGACGTCAAGAATCTGGGTCGTCTTGAGTCCATCTTCCGGACAAACGGGTTTGATCCGGAGACTTCGAAAACAATCTCCATTAAGGACGCGATGGATATCCAGAATGCAGCGTTCCTGATTCCAAGGGTTATGACAACCATGGTGCAGGAAGGCATTGAGCCTCTGCTTATCGGCACGTCTTTACTGCAACGTATTGAATATGAACAAGGTATGATGACTGTATTCCCAGCCATCGAACCACTTCGTGCCGAAGAAGTTGCCGACGGCGCTGATGTTCCATTCGTGAATATCAACATCGGCGGAGCACAAAGCTTTGCGCTGACTGTAAAGCGTCACGGTTTAGGTCTTAAGATTCATGAGCGTTTTGTGAAGGAATCTACCTATCCATGGATTAATTACTGGCTACGCTTAGCTGGTAATGCTCTGGCTCGGCATAAGGAAGAGTATATCTTCTCCTTTATTACTCAGCTAGGCACTGTTGTTTATGACAACAATCCTGCCGCCCGTTTAAATACTGTAGCTCCAGGACAGTATCAGCCTATTAAGGGTGTTACTACTGGTCGTAACTATCTTGGTAAGTTAAACGGATCCATGACTCTTGACGACATATTCGATATGTATGCTCAAGTTATGGCACAAGGTTTTATTCCAGACACACTGCTAGTTCACCCAATGACTTGGTTGATGTGGGTCAAGGATCCTGTCCTTCGTGAATTCGCTATCCAGGCTGGCGGCGGAAGTTTCTTCGCTAACTGGGGCGGAAATCCTGCTGAGCTTGGAAACAAGTTCTTCAATTATCGTGGACTTGGTCTTGGTCAAGGTCAACAGGGTGAGTACACACAAGGCCAGTTAACTGGCGGTCAGACTTCCAAAGTTCAGGGTCTACCTCAGAAGCAGCAATCCTACATGGAGCTGCCTAACTACCTTGGCCTTCCTTTCCGTATCTTGGTATCTCCATTTGTCTTCTTCGATCCAATTAACCGCTTGACTAACATCCTTATGTTCGAGGCCCGCAACCTGGGCGCCTTGGTTGTACAGGAAGATCCACACGTCAAGGATTGGTCTGATCTTCGTTATGGTATCCAATATATGGCTATTGAGGAAACTTATGGCTTTGGTATGTTACACGAAGCACAGGCTGTTGCTGTAGCTAAGAATGTTAAGGTTCGTCCTAACGAGTTTACTCTTCCTGCACGTACTGTATTCAATCTGTCCGATTCTAACAGTGCATTCCAGGATTTGATGAATCCTAATACGAAGATATTTGATGCCAGCGCTCCTATCGATGTGAACAACGCTACTTAATCTTGGCGACAAACAGTGGGTAACGGGTAATAAAAACAGGCGGGCGAGGTTTTCGCCTGCCTGTTTGTTTAAGATAGGTATTTATGATTAAAACAATATCTGTAGAATAAACATTGGTTATCACGCAACCCGTAGTATGCTTTACTTAGAGGTTCAAATGAGTTTAATACTTTCAGTCGAAGAAACTGAAGCACTTATAAACGAGCCGTTAGCCGGCCGCGTGCTAATGCTAAATACGACAAAGGCCCCAAGATTCCAATGTTACGGTTTTTTCGTTACGAGAAATCATCCTATCGAGACCGTACCTGGCTTTGCGCAAGAAGGACCAATAAAAGCAGCTCTATCTTCTGGAATATTACTCGATATAACAGATAGTAAGGATGATATAGTTGGTTCTAAAGTAAGCCAAGTACTAGGAGAAATAGACCTGGCAGTCAAAGAAGGACAGCTGGGGCCCATTAAAGAAGGCGAAGAAGTCTCAAAAATATTAGTAGGTAGAGACGATAAAGGTAATTCCTACGTCATAATACCTAAAGATGAGTCTGATTATGAACGTATGCAGGCAGAGCTTGCTACTACTGGCAGTTTAAGAGTTGAAAAACCTAAGCAATCTTCCTTTACGGGGCTTTCTGCTATAACTATTGAAGATGTAGAGACAAAGTTGGAGTAGTTTAATGTCCAGTCCTTCTGTAATTTCGGTGTCACCTAACCCTAATCAGACAGAAGTAGTCTTAGGCGCCCAAATAATAGTTACTTTTGACCAGCCTATAGACACTACTACTGTTACTCCTGCTACTTTTAGTTTGACAGGACCGGGACAAACTCAGTTCGTGTCCCCTACTGAGTTGAACTCAAGGTCTCCGAAGCCGGCCGTCGGTAGGGAATATATACCAGGAACGTTTACATTTAGCACAAACTCAGATGGGAATACTGTAGTTACATTTAGTCCAACTAGACCTTTGAGACCGGATGTTGTTTATACGGTATTACTTGTAGGCCCAGGCTCCGCCCTAAGTGAATCTATAAAGAATTTAGAATCTCCTCCAGATACCTTAGATTCCAACTATCAATGGACTTTTACTACTGGAGATTTAGATATATCTATTCCTCCAGTAACATCCCCCCTACCTCCTCTTCTTATTCCTTTAGATCCTTCTAAGGTTAAGATAGAACAACAGATATGGGCCGTTGGCAACGATTTGTCTCAAGAGATAGATATAATATTTCCGGCGCCGATAAACACTAACACAATTACTCCAGAACAAGTTCTGTTGTCTCTTGAGGCAATACTGAATGATCCTTCAGTAACTATCCCTACTGGATTGACGCCGACTGTAAAAATAGCAGGTTCAACAATTTCCATAATAATTTCAGGCTGGCCCGCGTCCTAAGGAGTTTCCAATGTTATTGACGCCACATTTTCAAGATACGGAGCTTGGGGTAGCAGGGTGTGAAGCTCGTATAATTCAGAACGCTTATTTTATATGCGAGACACTCCTTGAGCCCATCAGAGAAAAATGGGGTCCAGTAAGTGTCCATGACGGGTATAGACCTCCAGCTCATAATCAAGCAGTTGGAGGCAAGCCTACTAGTTATCATCTATTTATAGGCGGAAGATCAGCTGCTGATATTTCGGTTCCTGGACATACTTTGCAGGAAGTATTCGATTGGATCCGTCTTGAATCAGAACTCCCTTTTGATAAAGTAATATTAGAAAGTAATAGTGAAGGCGTGCCCGCTTGTATTCACCTTCAAACAGACAGTGAAAACGCACCAAGGCGTCTGGCTTATACAGGAAATACTGGGGCCGGTCTAAGCTATAAAAATGTTCTAGTGAAATAGGAGACTTATGAAGTCCGTATTAAAATATATTTGTATTTTATTTCTTTCTATATCTGCCGGCCTTTATGCTCAGACAGGTTTGGTGTTTTCTACGACTACTGAAGTTACTGCTCTAAACTACAACGGCTCTTGGAGCCCAGCCAACCATACTACGCAGAGTTTAGATTTGATTGATTGGGGAGCCCAAAAAAGCAATAGTGTCGATATTGAAGCCCACGAGATTGTTGCTTCTTCAGCTGGCTTCAATTCTTATCTTGCTGGATTGAAATACACGCCAGATATTTCTCATATTAGTAATAAGACAAATATCCCGTCGGATAATCTCGTTGTTTTTCTACAAGGCGCGGCCGGAACGTCAACACTAAATAATGCAAATAATAAGTTTACGTTTATTGCTGGTGCGGGGGCACAGTATAGACTAACTTCTAGCCTAGCGTGGTCTACTATAGACTTTCGGTACGGACAAGTTGGTCCAAAGAGATCCCTTGAAGGTTCGACTGGTCTTATATATTTCTTCAATCCACAAGCCTCCCATAGTCTTACTGTCAAGAGATTTATGGCAAAGCGGACGAAGACAGTAGAACCAACAGCAACTAAATAAAGGAGTAATATTATGAAATTGCCAGACTTCACTTCAAAAAACGTTGCCGTATTCACTGTTATAATAATGGATGTAATATTCTTTATGGCGGCAATAGCTACTACGATAATTCCTGCTTTGTCTCCTTTATCTGCTAAGATGTGGGAGCTCTTCGTTGGAGCGAATTCGTTAGTTTTGCTTGCGTTAAATGTAGGCTCTCCTAACCCGGCGCCGGGGCCTAAAGATACAACTACAACTACCACAACTACTGTCGCAAAAGGCGATACAGTCGGAGCCGACGCGCCTACCGGCCCAAAAGTATAAATAAAGGAGTAATAAATATGTGTAAATTAAATAGCAATCAGGTACAGATAGACGGAGCTACTATAGCCTCCGCTCTTAAATCTATAGCCGCTTTAGAACAAGCTTCGAACCCTACTGTTGCTGCCAACCTTATTACAGCAGCTAATGCTCTCGTAGCGGCTACTCAGAATTGGCAAACAGGAGATACTACAGTTGAGATAGAAGCAGCTGTATCATCGGTACAAGCTGTATTGGCTGTTATCCCGCAGACCGCTCCATATGCTCCATTTGTAGCTATCGCGTCTGATGCTCTTGTTATTATATTAGCCAATATACAAACTCAAGATAAACAAACAGGCGACCAGTTAAAGGATGCTCTGTTAGTTAAAGCACAGATTGAAGCACAACCAGACAATCCTTGGGTAGGAGTATATAAGATCAAGAGACTTCCTTTTGAAAGCTTTAGATCTGCTCTTGTCGGGGCCTGGAATAAAGAGGCCGATAAACACCCAGAACTAAATGTTCCAAAACTGTAGTTTTTCTCTGTAGTTTCTTTTAATCGGGCAGCGGCTCGATTACCATAATAACCGGGCCGCTGGGCCACTTAAAGAGATAATGGAGATAATTATATGCCAGTAAACTTTACGGCAGATGAAATTTTAGTAATTAAAGGTATTACTGATGAGGCTGTTTCGGCGCACAGAATAGGATGCCCAATGATAGAAGCCGTGGACGAATTAAGGCAAGGCCAAGTCGACATCCATAAGGCGTTGGAGAAGATTACCAACTGGCAATCCAGACTATGGTCTAACGGGAGCGGCGGCCCTCCAGGTTATCTGGAAGTTCAGCAAGATAAGACAGACGAGCGATTCGACCAAACAGGAGCTCGATTCGACGGTTTAGAGAGGAAGATTTCTGATCTTAACATTATTAAATATAAAGAAGAGGGCGCCGCAGAACAGCGTGAACTTGACGAAGAAAATAAACAGAAAGCTATAAGTAATAAGAGGGGCTGGCTTAGCGTTATTTTATCGAGCGGAGTAATAGTAGTTATAATAGAGGCAGGAAAGTTTTTACTTAAGTTTTTTACTGGAAAATAGTAGGTAGTGTTATGTCTTTAGGACCAACAACTTTAACACAGAACTATCCTACCACAAACTTTTTGAAAGTTACCCAAGTAAGTAATCCAGAAGAATACACTTTATACTTATTTTTATATTCGGATTGGCAAGTAGGAAAACAAGCTACGAGCTTCTCCAAAGGACAGACTCAATTGAATTCAGACGCCGCGTTCCTGCTCGTGGGCGCGGGCCTATGCTGGGCGCTCCTGCGAGCGGGGGCTTAGGGGAGGATGGTGGGAGTGATGGCCGCTGGAGATCGCATTCACGAGATGGCCCCGAATCTGCTCTGCTTCCACTGTCCAGCTTGCGGCTATGCTCACCATGTCGGCGTCAATGGCCGGAAGATTCCCGGTTCCAATGGTTCTATGAACGAGTGGGGATGGAACGGTTCTTTCAGTTCCCCAACATTCACACCATCCCTGCTCGTCAACAAGGAATCATTGGGCACTTCGCCGCGCTGCCATAGCTTCGTCGCGGAAGGACGAATACAATTCCTCGGTGACTGCACACATGCAATGGCAGGGCAAACTGTGGACATTCCCGAATGGGACGCAGCGCCGCGCATCGCTGCTGATGTATCCAACTGGGGATCAGCAACAGTAGCACTTAAATTGCAATAAGAGGACTTATGAAAGGAGGCCTGAAATCTTAAATTTAATATTGCATATTACTATACCAAGAGGCCTTGCTCTCACTGATGGGGAGGTTTTAGAAGAGCCTGTTACTTTTGATGTTATAAGTGCTGCTCATCCTTTCTATGCTTCTGTAGACCAAGTTAGACTGGAAGGCGGTCCTCTATTAAGAAGAGCTCAAGATATTACTGTGGCTGAGCATATATATAGAGTTAGCCAACAGGTAGATTTGTTAAACTTTCATCCTCCTTCTGGAGGAGATCACGCTAAAGTGTTTAGCGCCGCAAGAAATCTTTGGGTTAGTTCTAAAACCACCAAAGATATGTTGACTTCTTTATCTGTTTTACTCGGCGGCCCACAAACCCACACTCTTGCCAACTTTACTTTTGTTAGAAATAAAGGCTTTGAAACAGAAGGCTTATCACAGAAACTAAAAGACTTAGATAAGGAAATCAAAGAATATGAAATAGCTGTCCGCTCGGGAGGTAAGATTGCTCCAGGAGGACACGTAAGGCCACGTTTCGCCGCCAAAGGCTTACTTGATTGGGAAGAAAGAACTCCAGCTCGTACTTGGGTAGTAACTGGTATGGGAACCAACACTCAAACAGTTGACACTGGCGGATTGACTGGCGGCCGCGGCAAACCAGTAAAGTTTTATGCGAGTCCTTTATTCATGGGTCCAATGTCAGGATTCCGTTTTGGTATTTATCAATCTACGTCTCCATTAAGTACTCAGTATCCATATTTTGCTACATTCCCGTTACCTACTCCTACATTCTAAGGTATATAATGTCAGATATTTGGGCAGACCCGCAAGATAGAATAAGTCCATATGTAAGCACATCGGACTTACGCGAAGCTATGCACACGGTAATATTTGGATCTGTCGATTTTATAGGACAGGGCCGACCGGTTATATTACGTGAGCTTACAGATACAGTATGCCCAGGCTGTTGGTCTAAAAACGATGGCAACTCAAGGATATCTAATTGTATTTATTGTCAAGGAGAAGGCTATCAATTCCGAGAGCGAATGGCAACTATGGTTTTATTCGCAGGCATAGCGCCCGTATATAAAGCAGGTATATTTGGTACAGGACAATACCCAGAGGCAGGGTTTGGATACACCGACCCAGTAAAAGCTACTATCTACTGTGAATGGAATGTTTTCCCTAATTATGAAAGATATACACTGCCTAACAATTCATCTCCTGATAAGCTTTTTGAAGTAAAGGTAGATAGATTTGGCAACGCTGTTTACGATGCAACTACCAAGCAACCAATAAGAACAGCTAAGTGGAAGATACTTTCTGTGACGCCTATGTTTGGAGATCACGGCAGGGTAGAGTTTATTGAGCTAAGCTGTGAAAAGGAAATAATAGCATAAGTGTTTATAAATCTGGCAACTCTAAACATGAGACTATACTAGACAGTTGTTGATGGGTAATGTTATAAATGGCGAAGTTTCCAGGAATAGTCGGACAAACTACGAAGATTTCACCGACTCCTCCAGAGTTATTAATTCCAAGGCTGCGTTCTTCTCTTAAAGCAGTAGATGTAGATGGATTCTTCGTTATTGTCGGTGAAGCCTTGGAGATGCAGTTGCAAGCTCAAGGCGGGGAAGTTCCAGACGGCGCCGTTCCTTTTTATGTGCATTCTTTTCCTAAGGAGCGTTTTGCTAAAGAAGGCCAGCCTTTCGATGGAATTACGTGGAAAGTATTAAGTTCCACAATGGCTCCTATGGATAATGCCGGCGGGCGTATACCACGCAAGCCTACATGGTTTCAAGACGGAAGAGATCCTAGGTTAAGTGGGTATCAATTAATTACCCAAATGTGGGAAGAATTAGCTACTATTGAGTTTACCGTTTGGTCTAAATCTAGTGATACTCGTAGTAAGTTATTAGTATGGTTCCACAAAATGCTAATGCGTTATGCTAACGTCCTTCAGTTTTTTGACGGACGAGGCATATCGATGTTTCAGTTTGTAGGACGCGGCGAAGATCAATTCGAAACTAGGGAACAGCAAGAAGTACATTTTGGAACATTGACTTACCAGTTTCGAGTACAGTATTTGGATACGTTTTCCACAAAGCAGTTGGATTCACTTACTGCTTATGCGCAAATAGACAATGCGGATAAACTCACTTTTGAGCTTCCGCCAACAGATTCTAATCAGTAACATTAACACAATTAGGGAGATCCGCTGATGCCTTTTCTGCCTTATAACTATCTGCCAGGAACAATCGTTAATATCGTGGATGGCGGACTGACTTCTGCGTTCGCGCCTCAAGATGATGCCATTCTGGTTATTGGCACAGCTGGACAGGGCGTTGTTAACACGCCATATCAAGTAACCGACCGTTCCGTAGCCGCTGGCCAGTTTGGCTTCTCTGGAAGTTTAGAGAGAGCTATTGAAGAGTGTGCGACATATTCTGACAATATCATTGCCTTCCGTATGGGAACAACCCCTATGGTTGTAAGTGGTATTGGACTTGACAATACTAGCGGCCATGCTACCCTTGGGTTTAGTATTACTTTCGGAGATGTAGAATCAGACTCAGCTAGTCAGTATGCTATCTGGTATGCTGAAGGTGTTCTTGCTGTTTATGAAAACGGCGAGATAGTTTATTCTAATCAAGCCGGAGCTGCAGTAGATACTTCCAATATCTTTATAACTGGAGCTGTTGCTGGCAATGTAGGTTTGACCATAGGCACTGGCGAAGATCCATCTTTGGCTGGCGCCGTCTTAGTATCTAAGCTTTCTACTTTAACTGGAACCTCAGACCAACCTCTTCCAACTATAACCCAACAGCCAGTCGATGGAACCCAGCTTACAGGAAGACAGCTTTACATAGCTCTTCGTAAAGCTATGGATTTGTTAGAGGGCATTGTAGTTAAGATTATCTATGCTCCTGACGCCGTATTCGACCAGCCAAACGTAGCCTTCTATAACTCTACTGATTCTACTACTGCGGCTAACAACCCTGTTACTAATCCTGACGCGTTGGATTGGTTGAGTGTAACCACTGACGCGTACAACGATAATGTTTATCAGTGGGCTTCTGAGTCTGTGGACTCCAATGGAACCGTAGTTTCTGCTTATGGTGGTTTGACTACTACTCTTGAAGGAGCCCTGCCCGCAGTTATTACTGCTTCTACTTTGTCTACTCCTTCCACAGTAGTTCTTACTGCTGCCAACTCCGGCGACAATCTATCAGGGTCGTTAGTGTTTCAGATGGGATCAGGCCCTCAGGTAGCAGTAACTCTTTCCAATTCTACTCTTGCTCACGCAGTCGCAGCGATTACAGGAATTATAGAGGGTAATTCAGTAACGGGTATTACAGTTGGTGTTACTGGAGCTGTAATCACTATTACTGGAACAGAAGATTCTTCTGTTGCTGGAACTAATACATTTATAGTTCAGAACGATTTGATTGATATTCAGTCTGGTGCAACCCCAGGTTTTGCTTCTGCTGCCGCCCGTCAAGGCGCCGGATTTATGGAAGTAAACTATGGATGCACTCTTGGAAACTTTGCGGCCGATTTAAGCCAAATAGGTCCTCTGGTAGTGGCAGTTATTGGAACTACTGGTCCGGTCTCTACTAACTTAGTGAACACCCGCAAGTGGATTGGCTATCTTCCAACTTATAATACTGCAGGGGATCCTGTAACTTATGGTTCTGGTTTGCTTGGCAATCCTTACTTAGTAGGTACTACTGCAGAGAAGATGAACTCTCTATGCGCTGACTACTCTAATGGTTTCCGTGTAGCAGGTTTATATGTGACTGCGGATGGTTCATATGACGGTGAGATAGAGATAGACCCTAATGGCAATCCTATCGACGCTGGCGCCCATCTCCACGTTGCGGCTGATTGGGCAGCTCTATCTAATGGCTGGGCTGTCAGTTATGTTAATAATATTGCCGGCCTTGTAGCTGGTTTCTTGTCCTCATTAGATGCTACTAGCGGACTAACAAACAAGCAAGTTAAAGCAACTCAGACTTGGCAAGCAACGCCTCCACAAATGGATGCTTTGACTGAGGCTAAAATCAGTATCCTTAGGTTCAAAGGAAACAATGCTCAGCCTGCCTTGTTACATGACTTAACTGCGGCCTCCGATAATAGCGACTATACTAACATGGTGCGCGTCCGTTGCATGGGAGTGGTAATACAGACTCTGCTTAACAGAGCTAATGGTTATATTGGTCAGTCTACTCTTGATGGCTTGACTTTAACCGCTATGAAGACTCAGTTGGATCAAGACTTAGTCAATCTTACAACTCGTGGCTATTGCAACCATTCTAACGTAGTTATCTCATCTACAGCAGCTCAGCAAAAGATAGGACACGCAACTTTGACCCTAACTTGCAATCCTGCCGACGAACTTATCCAGCTTACTGCTAACGTAGGTATTGGACAGTAATGAAGAAGGAGGATCCATTATGTCCTCCTCCGGATATGGATACGGGCAATATGGCCAAGAGCCTTACAACGAACCTGTATACACGAGAGAATTTGTTAATGCTGGGCCCCTCCTTATAGGCCAAACCTCACAATTATCAGTAGTAGATACCTATGAGGACGGATCCCAGATAGGAATTGGTGGAGGAGTTTGGAGTTCTTCAGACCCCGACGTAGTATCTATAACCCCTGATGGATTAGCAACAAGTCAAACTAACGGTTATGCAACTATTGCTCTAACCGTAGATGGTTATGTTGTAGGAACTACTTTATTAAAATCAGGTACTGGTGTCAGCAACACAATAATTCAAGGAGATTTTTCAATGGCTACTAACCCTCTTGTGGGCGGACAATTAGAATCAGAGATTGCTCGTTCTTATAACTCGTTCGCGGGCGCAGATTATAGAGCTTGCATCGGTCAATTCCAGTTTGCAGAGCTGCAGGCCGTTTCTTACTCCATAACACGAGAGAAGGCGCCTATTTATACTATGGGTTCCCCTGACCCTCGCGCTTATTCCCGCAACAAGCGCGGCATCGCCGGCTCTTTGATTTGGGTCAACTTTGATCGCCACGCTTTATTGTATTTGTTCTATCAAGCTCGCGGCAAATTTGTAGCCCAAGCAGACGAGATCCGCCCACAGTACATGGATCCTGATGCTGTAACAGGGGCGGCCGTATTCCAGGCAGGTATTACTCGTGACATAGGTCCTTCTATCGGTTCTAATATCTCGTCTTTGGATGATTTGACTTTATCTTCTGTAGGTGGATTATCTGAACTGGCCTCTCCTTGGTATTCCGACCAAATATTGCCGTTCGACATTACTTTGGCTGCTACTAATGAATATGGAGCTATGGCAGGAGCCAAGATTCTCGGAGTCGAAATCCTTAATGAAGGCACTGGTGTATCTATAGACGATACTGTTACTGAAACTCAGGCTACTTTCGTAGCTCGCGCGGTAGAACCTCTCCAAGCTGTGCAGTCGCCATTTGCCAATATAGCTGGCGGGCAACCTCAGCAATAATCTATCCTACAACCTGACATTCTCTTTAGGCAGCTTAGGTTTTGGCAAGCGGCTCACGCTGCCATATACTTAAGCTGTCTTCTTTTATATTATGTCCATTCCTTCTATAGCGAATATAAACCAATCGAATTTTCAAAACCCTGCCGCTACTTTGTCGTCGAGCAGTCCTATAGTTGTGTCTTCGGAGCCTATTTCAACTACAACTCCTGATATAGGTTCTACTCCTATACCGCTTGAGCCTATTACGATAATGGACGTCAAGGGCCGCCCAGTCAAATCAAACTCTTTAGTAAATGTAGACTTAGGAAATGGAACTGTATTAACTTTTGATCCTTCTACAGCAAACGCTATAGCAACTCCTGCTTTGAATCCCATTAATACTATTTACGACAATCCTGGAGAATCTACATTTACGGCATCTGATTGTAGAGTTTTAGTAGAGATTCCACAAACGCCCGTATTCAATGGTTCCAATATACAATCTAGGATAGCCAAGCAACTAATAGAAATAACTACCCTTAGCGTTTCTATTCATAGGTCTAAGGTTCCAGTTAGAGCGTTCGGTTATATTAATCCTAAAGGGTTTAGCCGCGGCACGCGCACAATAGCAGGTACTATGGTACTATCCAAGACTACAGCGGAAGTATTATATACATTTCTACAGTCTGGTTTAATGACTGATTTGAGCAAAGATACAACTTATACTAAATTAGATCAATTACCTCCTATAGATTTTACTTTGCTATTCTCTAATGAAGCTGGTTATGTAAGCTCCCAGCGCCTATTAGGGGTTGAACTTGTTACCGATGGGACTGTAATTAGTGTACAGGATATTCTATTAGAACAACAGATTACTTGGGTGGCGGCGGACCTAACGCCGCTGGCGCCGCTAAACTTCAATTCATTTTTTGGAGTGACTACGACTCCTTCAAACATGCTCCAGAATAATAAGACATTTGGTAGTGTAATGAAGCAACAGCAAAGTAATACACTAAATTCTCCTTTTAATTCTACTAACTTGAATTCCCCTAACAATAATCTAGCTGGATAAGTAATGACTACTTCTATTAGTATCGTATTGAACACTCCTGGCGCCTCCTACACGGTTACTGGCCCGAGTGGTTTTACTGATAGCGGTATTACTGATTCTACAGGCAGTGTACAGCAGACAGCGGCTTCTTATCTATTCGGCGGTCCTTATAGTATAACTTGGACTCTTGGTACTAATACCAGGACGGATTCTTTTACAGTATTACCTAATAAAGTTCAGTATACTTTTCCCCCTTTATCTATTTCTGATAGTAGCGCTACTTCGTCCGGAGTTCCTACTAACCCACGGGCTGCTGCTACTCCTACAACCCCTACCCCTACAACAAATACTCCCTATCCTTTTACCTTCCCCCCATATAATTATGGTAAATACTTTACTCCTACACAGGCTCTAATGTATATAGGAGAGATGTTTATAGACGAGCTTGTGGGTTTTCAGTATACCTTACAGGATAATAGGGTACCTGTATTCGGTTATTGTTCTAATCTAATGGACGGAGTAGGTAATGGAAAATCTCTTATTCAAGGACAATTTAGTATAAACTTTATATCGGAAGGTTATTTGTATGTTGTATTGAATGAGCACGCAAAGAAGTCAACTCCAGTTAGTACAGCCCCTTCAAAACAACAAGCTGCTATAACTTTATATCAACAGTATTTATCTTTATCAAGTATGCCTAATGAGGGAGCGACACAACAACAATTGTCTGCTATAAGGGCCCAGTTGGATAAATTGTTTGCCAATGATTCTACTTTGCCTTCAATAGTCGCCGCATCTGTAGCCAACCCTAACAAGCAACCAAACCATAACGCTACATATAGAAACATTCCGTTCGATATAAAGCTTGTATTTGAGGGCGGCGGCCGTACAGTAACCAAGACGATAAAGAATTGTATTTTAACAGCAAATGAGCAGACTTTGGCCGACGGAGATAGCTCGATTCTCGATAGTTACAGTTTCCTGGCGCGCAGCATGAACTAACAATAAACAGTATCAAAGGAGATACAAGATGTCCGAAGTAAATGAAGTATTAGAACCACACCAACCTGAAGAAGATAAAGTTCCTTTATCTCCATTCGATTATCTTAAAGCAAAATACCCTACCGCACCAAGCGAAGCTATTATTCAAAGCTATAAGTCGCAAGTTCCTGGCGGGCGCGTACGTTTGTTTGAGTTACCTGATGGTAAGCGCGCAGTCTTATTGCGCGGGCTCTCTCCATTAGAATTGGCAGCCATACAAGCCGACGTAGCTAAGCTGGATCAGACCAAACAACTGGCAGAGCTACAGTTTGCTGTAGCTTCTAAGTGTACTTTATGGGCGAGCTTTACTAAGGGCGGCAAGCTACTTGATAATGACCTTAGACAAGCAGGCGCCGGCTTAGCAGTAACTCTTCATGCGGTAATTTGGGATTTATCTGATTATATCGACCCGGCCGTAATAGATAATCTTATTATAGACTTATAAATTGCCTACTCAGAGACAATACGTAGCAGTCTGGAAGAGTGGCGCCAATTTACGTTGGAGAGGTCTTACTCGTAAAGAACACAGGCTGCTTTCTAATAAGCTCACCTACGAGCCAGAAATGGTAGTGTATTGTGACTTATATAGAATGGTAACCGATCCGGAGGAAAGTCTTCCTCTTGAATACGTCACCGCCGGAGTAGTAGATTTCTTAGGTAGAAAGCTACTTAAGGATTCTGCCTTCGGCGGCGATATAAATAAGATGAAGGCAGCCTTAATAGAAAAACGTAATGATCTTGATGGTAATTATTATGAGCAATGTAAAGCGGTAATAGCTGGGGTATTTAGATATACATTTGAAGAAATAGAAAGCTGGGATGAAGATACTTTCTTTGAAGTTTTAGCTAAAGCGGAGCTTATATCCGGCGAGAATTTAGAACCTAGGCTTGTTGGGGAAGATGGTAATTCGGAACCGGTAACAGCACAATCTAAAGCCTCGCCTAAAGTTCCTAAACGCCCGTTAACTCAAGCTCAGAAAATGGTTCTCGAAAGAAAAGCATCCTTACGGCAAAGTTAAAAATGAATCAATTGTCTAATATCCAGCCGCTTATAAGTAGTAGCGGCTGGTTTTCTATTTAAGAGGAAATATGTACGGAAATAGGGGAATAAACATCGACCCGTTCGAAACAGAAGAAGGATATTCCCCTGTCTGGCGTACTTTAGCGTTCGGTACTATAGGAAGTTTACTATATCATACTCATACTAGTTATCTTAAATTTAGTCCTACTTACGCCACTAAGCTATATAAATTTGCTAAGAAGTTCGAGGATATAACTCCTCAGAGACTTGGAACTACTTTCGGTTTATCCGAGAGGGCGGCGTCTTATATAGTAGATGACTTATTCTTCCATAGAGAACAAATAGTTTCTAATGGAGTTCTTACCCCAACTGGAGAACACTTCCAAAGGATTTTTGGAGATAAAGTAGATGTAATAGCAGCCTCCCAGGAAGGGTTGCGTTTCAAGCGCGGAGTAAGAGGAAGTCCATTCTTAGATTTGGAAGGGCAGCCTGGAGTAAAGGTTAGGTTCGCCCCAGCCGGCAGAATGACTGGCTCGTCTTTTAGATATAATAGACCTTTACAAGATATACATGTTAAATGGAGTAGTGAACCTAACCCTTTAACTAGACTATGGGAAAACTTTGCTGCCGTTAGACATTCGCAGGATCCTCTTAAATTTAATCTATCTAAGGGTGTTCAAGGGAAGATACCAGTAGAAGGAGCTCGTGTAAAGTTTGCTCCATGGTATGCCAGTTTTGAAGCAGAAGAAGGAGCAGGGTTATTTGAAAAGGCCGTATCAGGCGCCGGCAATCTAAACAGAGCTTTAGGTCCCCAGGCTTTCGAGCTGTTTGAAAGACCTCAAAGAATGCTGGCTGAAATAGGTTTAGGGTTAAAGCAAGGAACATATAATAAAGTATTTGCTATCCCATTCTTAGAGAAGGGCGGCTTAATAAACGAAGTTCTACTTAAGAGAGCTTTACCTATAGTGGCAGGCCTAACGGCTGCCAGATATATAGATTATAAAACCGGCCATCACATATCTAATGCTTTGATAGACTTACCACTGAAAGCCAATCTAATAAGAGCTGACTTGACAGACGTGATACCCGGAGCTAGGTCTGTAACAGATTGGTACCAAGAGAAAGAAGGAAATCTTCCTCAATACTCACCGTTAGCTCTTCCGGCCGGAGGAGCCTTTCTTGGTGGTTTAATCCATATGCGAGATGTCGTTGCTGGAGAATTTGCTCCTAAAGGAGCAAGTCAAGCTGCTCAAAAAGCAGCAAGGCTTTCCAGAGACGCAGCTGGAGCAGTGTTTCCAAGAGGGTCAATGCTGGAGAAAGCAATAAATGCTCGTACTATAGAAGAAAGCGCCGGTATATTCTGGAAATCGTTTGGAGCTCCTGGAAAAGGAGCTTTATTAGGTTTAGCTTTAATGCTTCCTTTCATTCCTGGGATGATTGGATCTAGAAAGACAGGGGCTGAGCTTAGAAGAATATACTCCGGCGAAGAGGAAGTCCCAGTTCGTCAAGGTAGGTGGTGGGAAGTTGGCTGCCAAGTCCTTTCTAATCAACAACTTACAAATAACGGACTTAAAACAGTAAAGGATATCTACGAACAACAACTACTTATACCTAATGGAAAAGGAGTGTTAGAGAAACCTACTAACTGGTTTGAATATCAATATAAAGGTACAGTCTATATTCTTTCTGTTGCCGGAAATAAAGATGACCAAGGATTTACCCCAAATCATGAAATACCTATATATCGTGATGGTAAGATATTAGATTTAAGAGTAGGAGATATAAAAGCAGGAGATTATGTTTTATCTCCTCGCCTTCATACTAATGAAACTAATGACTGGTTAGACGTACCTTCTTTACTTCAGAACCATTGGACTAATAATAAATTAAATCGTATTTATTGTAGGCAGAAAAATTGGTTTCATGGAGGCTATCAACAATCTGGAGTTGGTTGGGTTCCTACAGAGCTTGAACTAGATTACGAATTAGGCTTCTTGTTTGGCCATTTTTTGGCGAAAGGAAATCTAAACTCATCTAAGAAGCGCGGCCTTAGAGGAGTAGAACATGTCGGTGCTTATGATGAGTTTTCAGAATTATCTGTCCTAAAAGAAACCTACGAAAAGAAATTTGGATGCAAGGCAGTTTTTTATAAAGCGGCAGGCAAAGCTTATCGTCTACGAGTGTCCTCTAGTGTTCTTGCTGATTTATTTTATGCTTTATTTTATACTAATGGAATAAAAGAGCTCAATCTTTATAAATTTGAAAATGCTCCTAAAGAATTTTTTAAAGGTATTTTAGAAGCCTGGTTTTATGGGGACGGAGGTTTTCATAAAAGAAAAGGGAAAGTAACTCAAGCCTCAATTCGTTCTAGGGATTTAGTGAATGTTATTGCTATTAAGAAGCTTATGTCTTTATTTGGCGCCGCTGGTTTTATTAGAGAAGAATCTACGTCATTTCATAAAGAATATCAATTGCCAGGATTGGCAGGTAAATCGTTCCATGGATACAGAATATGTATGGGATTAGAATCCTTAGCCAACTTATCTGAAGAGTCTGTTAATATACACAAAAATACAGGGCTGGCTTTAGATAACATCGCTTGCGAGTCTGGGACGCGTAAGTATATAATATTTGAAGATTATATTGCCTATGAGGTAGTAAAGGTAAGAGAAGAATACTATAACGGTCCTGTGTATGATTTTACTATAGACTCAGATCACCATTACGAAGTACTAGGGTATATTACTCACAACTCCACGCAATGGTCGGGAACTAGAATAACAGCATGGAGACCACACGCTTCTGTCTTAATGAAGTCTCACGCCAAAGAGATTTCTCTTTACGGCTCTGAAGAGAACTACTGGTCTCATAATTTATTTTTACATCCTATTAAACACTTCTCGGGTCCTTATTATTTGGAGTCTTTGCATTACGAAGACAGGCCTTATCCTATAACGTCTCCGGCCTTCTCAAACGTCCCTCTTGTAGGGCCCCTGTTAGCTGCTACTATAGGCAGAGTAATTAAGCCTCCTGTTAGAATGCATGAAGATGAATGGAAGGCTGGGGATGATTATACTTTATATTCAAATAGGCTTGAACCGCGCGGGCCTGGGGCCTTACCTCCATCTGAACCTGTAGAAGAATTCTCTTTATGGCACGCTTTCAAGCGTGAAGCTTTTACTATGACCGACTTTATAGGGCTGCCAGGTTTTATAATGCGCTCGGCTTTCAATGCTGCTTATCCTTCTCAAGGAAGGAAGCAGGATGTCTATTTGCAAGGCTCCCGGCAAATGACATCTACCTCAAAGGCTTATTATGAAAAGAATCTTGGAGCTGGTATGTTCATATCTCCAGATATTGAGCATGGCTTTATGGGATATACCGAACCTCTTCGTAGGTTTGTTCAGCCTGAAGGATATACTCCACAGGTAAACGAGTTAAAGAATCAAATGCCAAGCTGGATACCGGGAGAAGATTATCTCCTGAACGCAAAAACCGGAGACCCCTACTCCAAGTTGGAAATGGGTTGGGCTAGACTCCCAGGCGCCGGATTCGAAGCAATCCATCCAGAATTAAAAGGAGTGGATCCTGAGGATTATCCTGATATTTATAAGCTTAAAATACTTGGAGATGCTTTTCCTTATTCCAGAGAATATCAAAAATATTCTTCTATAGTAAGAGCGCAAGCCAAAGATAATCCTGACTTACAAGTCGAATATGAAAGAATTACAGAGCAAGTTAAACAAACTAAAGAATCTACTATGCAGACAGCTAAGAGGCATTTTAATGCCCCAGTAGACGCTATAGAAGGAACTGTAAAGAACGCTTCGCCTTACGGAGTAGAGCTAGAAGAATATCCAGGCAGAACATTTAGGTTTAGTGCCGTCGGCACTTCTATGGCTGATCTGACTGCTGAAATTCTTGGCGCCTCCAATAAAATTACTAAAGCTCAAGCTGTTAGAGAAGCTGATACTAAAGCTAAAGAGAGAGCAGCTTTTATATCGCAAGCTCTTGCTGGAGGCACTCATATTAAAGCAGTTATACCTCGTGGGGCTGCTGAGTCGTCTGAAGACATAAGAGCCGTTATTAGCGCCGGCGGAGATAATATAAATAGGGAACTTATACAACGAGGATATGGTAGATTTAGAGAAGACTTAGGCGGCGCTGAAGAACAAGCTATGCACGGAAGAGCAGGAAGATTATTCGGTAAATATGCCGAAGAAATGTTCTTTGAAGGAGACCAAAGTATACTTAACCCTATGCGTTATTTGCCTTCTCCTTTCCATACTAAGTTTGCTCAAGAACGCACGGCTTATAGTCAGTATCTTCAGCAAGAAGTTATTGGAACTCGTATGCGTAGGTGGGATAGGCCTATACATGATTTCTTGGCTGTTTATATGCGCGGAGCTATAGCCAAAGTAACAGGCGCCGATGTAATTCCAAGAGAGGTAGAACACAGAAGAGACTTAGATACGATGGTTGATATGCTATCGTATTTACGAGGGTTAAGCGAGGCTTCTAGGGATCCAAAGAACCGAGGACGTTATACTAGCCAGTCTAAGAGGACTGTTATAGGCGCGAACTTATTCGGCTCCGCCGGATATGTGGCATCTTTATTGCAAAGTCGTGAGGCAAGATACTTCAAGAAGTTCGTAGAAGAAACAGACCCAGACGTAAGATCCAAGATTTTAGATGTAGTCCCTGATGAAACTAAAGTAGCCTTACAAGCCCAATGGATTAAACAACAAGCTGCCATTAGGGTCTCGGAAGGTAAGGACTCAGGAGTTGATACTTCTCAGGGAGTGCCTTATACTAAAGAAGATATTGAAGAGTATAAGCAGGCTAAGACTAAACTCCAGCTGGGAGATTATCTTCGTTCTCGCCAGATAGCTAAATTCTTTTTTACTAGAAATATTCATTTACCTGATAAGAAAGGGGCGGCTTTAGACCCTAATTTAGATTATCAGGATGTAAAACTTAAGATCATCAATCAAGAAGGATACGACGCTCACGATTTCAATATTTTTGATGATAGATCTCAGATGCTTTGGAGAAAGCCTTACGTAGACGGCGCCGTAAGGGAGTTGACTTCTGGGGATAGTAGAAATCAAGATCAAATTAGACAAGCAGTCGAACAACTTATGATAGGGGCCGGCAATTCAAACCCAGATGTCCGTTATACAACAAGGCCATCGCACAGATCTCGCGCCAACGTCCGTATAGAAGCAGATGTCAACGACGAGAATGATTTGTTGACCGACATTAGAAGAAATAGCGAATAGCTCTTCCTAAGGACGGAGTATCTATCTATATTGGTTAGCCTAATATATACAAACTCTGCAGGCTCCCGCCTAAATCCAATATGGCTCCGTCCTTTACAAATAAACTTTAACTTGGAGGTAATACTATGAAAAAGGCAATAGGAGTGGGTCTATTAGTACTTGCATTGGCGCTCTCCGTCCATGCACAAAGCAATTGCAATTTGAACGCTACTCCTGTATGCACGGATGACCAAACGATTACGAATAGCGGACAAACTATACCTATTAAATCAAATGCCGGGCTCGTCCCCGCATTCGAGTATGTAATCAACGGATCGCCTTCTACTATCAGTATTGTAATTCAAGGTTGTGGCAAGCTAGGTACTTGCCAAACACTGGATACTTACACTACTGTAGCGAATGCGCTCCGTAACCCAACAGTAACTTTACCGTACGATCACTATACGGTAACTGCTACTTGGACTGGTGGCTCTTTAGTATCAGTTCATGTAGCTACGCGTATCACTACCGCGGTAAATGGAAATGGTGGTAGCGGGACGGCTGCCACCATATCCGTTGGCACTGTATCTACAGGGGCTCCTGGATCCAACGCCACTGTGACGAATTCTGGATCCAGCGCCGCTGCCATCCTAAATTTTGCTATTCCAAGAGGTGCTGTTGGAGCAACCGGAGCGACAGGCGCAGCTGGCCCAACAGGCGCTACTGGGGCCGCCGGTACTAACGGAGCTGCCGGAGCCACAGGTCCTATTGGATTAACGTGGTTGGGTCCTTGGAATAATACAACTGCATATGTTTCTACGAATGGGGTTAGTGATCTCGGAGCTTCTTATATTGCTGTCGCGTCAAGTACAGGTATAGAACCTTATACCGATACAGCCGGCGCCTACTGGCAATTGCTGGCAGGAAGTAGTACGGCTACATCTGTTACAAGATTTACTGAGAATGAATCGTTTAATGAAGTGTCTTTAAGCAGCTATTGGGTACAGAATGACGGTACTTACGGAATTGACGCTACCACCACTCCGCCGAGCTTATATGTTACTTCTGTAGACACTAACAGAGCTACAATGTCTTTTGTTAAATCTGGAGAATTGTGGGGTACAAACCAATCGGCTACTGTTGTTTTACAAGCCAAGTGTTTAGATCATGATTTAGATTCTATAGGACCGGCTATTAATATTCAAGGAACTACCAGTTCTACAATAGCTTACTATGCTGCATACGTTACCAATACTTCGAACGTAGCTTATTTGTTTAAACAACAAGGCTCTACTATCACTGTATTGAATTCTGCTACTGGAGTTACATTAACAGCTACCTCAACAGAGACTATTACAAACATAAACGGATCATTAAGTTTTATATTAGACGGAGTCACTATACTTACAGCCACTGATACTTCTATTACAGGAGGCAATCCTGGAATAAACGGCTACGGGTTTGGTTCTGGACCTACAGATTACCCAGACACAAGGGTAGCTAGCTGGTCAGCAGGTAGTGTAGCTTTGATGAATACTCCTACTATAGGGCCCGCAGGTATTACTTGGCTCGGTCCTTGGAGCAATACTACTGAATATGTCCCAACTGATAGCGTAAGCGATGCTGGTTCCTCTTGGATAGCAATAGCTCTTAATACCGATCAAGAACCAAGTTTGGATACCGCCGGAGCATATTGGCAGTTGTTAGCTCAACAAGGGGCCACTGGAGCGACAGGGCCTTCTGGCGGTGGAGGCGGTGGCGGGGGAGCTTGTATGACACCACAGCAGGTCGTGGTGAGCAGCGCCACGCCGACGATCACCTTCTCCAGCATTCCGGCAACCTGCACGGACTTGACACTGACCTACTCAGGCCAAACTACGCCGGCATCGACGTTTGACAATGTGAATCTCACTTTCAACGGCGACACGAGCGGAGACTACGACTGGTACTACAACTACGTCGGTGGAAGTAACTCTGGGACAGCTTCTGACTTTTGCCAGATCGGTTATACCGGCGTTACAGGCAATAGCTTCCAAGGTCAGTTTACGGCAACGATTGGTAACTATGCAGGGTCAGTCTTCAACAAGTCTCTGACTGAGCAATCGTTTCTACATGTGGCAGGAGCAGGAATAGGCCAGACAATAGGAAGCTGCGACTGGTACAAGGCGACTCCAGTTGCAATTACGTCGATCACGCTCACATCAAGAGATT